TTGCCTGGCACAAGGAAGGCGGCGCAGATTGGGACGTGAAAATTGCCGAGCGCATGCTTGTTGCTGCGTTTGAGCAGATGGTCAACTCCGCGCCAGCCGCAAAGACAGGCTTGATCGCGCAGCTCGGAGACTTCCTGCACAGCGACGGCATGCTTCCGGTCACGCCGACGAATGGTCACATTCTGGATCAGGACGGCCGATTCTCGAAAATTGTTGGCGCGGCACTTCGCGTGCTTCGCCGTATCGTCGACTTCGCGCTAGAGAGGCATGAGCAGGTTGTCGTGCTGATGGCGGAAGGGAATCACGACCTGGCATCGAGCATTTGGCTCCGCGCCATGTTCAAGGCGCTCTACGAGAAAGAGCCGCGCGTCAAGGTGATCGAGTCGGAGCTGCCGTACTACGTCCACCAGCACGGTGAGACGTTGGTCGCGTTCCATCACGGTCACATGAAGCGAAACGACGCGCTGCCGATCTTCTTTGCCGCTCAGTTCCCGAAAGTGTGGGGCGCGACAACGAAGCGTTACGCGCACACAGGGCACCGACACCACGTCGAGGAAAAAGAGCATAGCGGGATGACGGTAATTCAGCATCCGACGATCGCCGCTCGCGATGCCTACGCCGCGCGTGGTGGCTGGCTGTCGGAGCGCGCCGCGGTGGCGATCACGTATCACTCGCGATTCGGCCAGGTGGCGAGAACCATCGTCACGCCGGACATGTTCGAGGGCGCGACATGAGCCGAATCGACCCGCACGCAGACATCGACACGCTATGCGACGCGCTGGCGGTCGCCATGCATCACATGTACGTGACAGGCGCACTGGAAATGAACGAGGACGCTGTAGAGCTTCTCGTGCAGCGCGCGGCCTGTTACGAGGCTGACGACCTGATGGACCTATTCGAAGCTGCCGCGAAGATCATGGCGCGCAGCAGGGCAGTGCACTAGAACTCATCCCCAGGCGCAGGTGGGAAAACAGCGTCAGCTACGCGGCTCATGGAAGCGTGACGCTCCGCCCGGTACGCCGGGAACTCGACACGCGGCAGGCGTAGCAACCCCTCAACTATTGGAGAAGCCATTGAAAGCAATTGTCGCGATCCTGTCTATTTTCGTCACTACCCCCATTTGGTATTTCCTGCTCTACAAAATACTTCAGCTCGTCGGCGCGACGGATGTTATGTGGCTTCTGTACTGGGTATACCTGCCGGTCTGTGTGATGGTGCAAATCATCGCGAAGCTGGCCGACGTCGGTGAAGCCAAGAAGTAGCAACCCTCTTTCGCGCGCTCCGGTCAGGGCAGGAACCCGGAACACATACGGGCCGGAAGCGCGCACCTAACACACAGGATCACACATGGCGCAGGCTGAAAAGACCGCGCCGGATTGGGAGCGCATCGAAGCCGACTACCGGGCAGGCGTGCTGTCGGTCCGGGAAATAGCATCCGCGCATGGCGTGTCACACACCGCCATCAACAAGCGCTCGAGCAAAGACGGATGGGAGCGCGACCTATCCGCAAAGATCAAGGCGAAGGCCGACGCGCTGGTTTCCAAAGCGGAGGTTTCCAGCGAGGTTTCCAAAGCGAAGGCGGAAACCGACAAGGTGATCGTCGAGGCGAATGCAGAAGCAATCGCTCGAGTGCGACTGTCGCACCGGTCAGACATTTCCCGCTCGAGACGCCTGGCAATGGCGCTGCTCGAGGAATTGGAAGTGGCGACGGGCAGCATCGAACTGTTCCAAGAGCTCGGCGACTTCCTGCGCAGCGATGACGAGAAGGGCGCGGACAAGCGCAATGACGTATATCAGCGCGTGATCTCGAGCGTCGGCCGCATCGACAGCATGAAGAAGCTATCTGACACGCTCAAGACGCTTGTCGGGCTCGAGCGCGAGGCATACGGCATTGCGGCGGCCGGCGAGGACGATCCGAACAAGCCCGCGGCATATACAAAGGTGGAGCGCGTAATTGTCCGTCCTGCAAATACAAACGCCTGAAGTATTCGAGCCGTTGCTTCAGCCCGCACGCTACAAGGGAGCGCACGGCGGCCGCGGCTCGGGCAAGTCTCATTTCTTCGGCGAGCTGTGGCTCGAGGAGAGCATCAGCGAAAAGCTGGATTTCGTCTGTCTGCGCGAAACGCTGAAGTCGCTCGAGTTCTCTGTGAAGAAGTTGCTCGAGTCGAAGATCTCCGCATTCAATGCCGGCGATTACTTCAACGTGCAGGACCGACGCATTCTGTCGAAGGCCGGTGGCGTGACGATCTTTGAAGGCATGCAGAACCACACAGCCGAGTCGATCAAGTCGCTCGAGGGATTCGATCGCGCATGGTTCGAGGAAGCACAGAACGCCAGCGACAAGAGCCTGACGCTGCTGCGTCCGACGATCCGCAAGCCGGGTTCGCAACTGTGGTTTGGCTGGAACCCGAGCAAGGCGACTGATCCTGTCGACATACTGCTCCGCGGTGATGAACTGCCGCCAGGCGCCGTCGTCGTCGAAGCGAACTACATGAACAATCCGTGGCTCCCTGACGAGCTGCGCGAGGAAATGGAGTACGACAAGCGGCGCGACCCTGATAAATACGCGCACGTTTGGCTCGGTCACTACCAGCAGAACAGCGAAGCGCGCGTGTTCAAGAACTGGCGCATCGAGGAATTCGAACGGCCCGAAGGCACGATTCACCGGCTCGGCGCTGATTGGGGCTTCTCGGTCGACCCGTCCGTGCTGATCCGATGCGACATCCAGGGCAACAACCTATACGTCGATTACGAGGCGTATCAGGTCGGCTGCGAGATCGTGAACCTGCCGGAACTGTTCATGGGCGTGCCGGACGCTGAGAAGTGGCCGATTACGGCTGACTCCGCGCGACCCGAGACGATCAGCCACATGCAGAAGAACGGCTTCCCGAAGATCCGGCCGGCCATCAAGGGCGCGAAATCGCTTGAGGAAGGCGTCGAATTCCTGAAGTCGTTCGACATCATCGTGCATCCGCGGTGCAAGCATCTGATCGACGAACTGACGCTCTACAAGTACAAGGAAGACCCGCTGACGGGCGCCATCCTGCCGATTCTCGAAGACAAGGATAACCACGTCATCGACGCGCTGCGATACGCCTGCGAGGGCGCACGACGCGCCGGCAAGGCTCCGAAACCGCAACCGAAACCGACAGTCCGCCGCACCGTGATAGGTGGAGGCGCATGGATGGGTTAAATGAACAAGTATCTGCTGCGCAAAGTTGAGAACGGCTGGATCGTTTCGGAGCCAATGCAGTATTGCTCCGACGCGGTCGGGCGCGAATACGTTTTCGAGAACCTTAACCGCGTCGCTGAGTGGCTTTGCCAGCAGAACGGCGAAACGTTCACATCGGAATATTGACAATGGCGCGAAAGCCGAAAGAAAGTCCTAGCGCAAAGATTGTCGCTGAGGCAAAAGAGCGGTTCGCCCGCTGCGAGGAAGCCGAAAGCGACTTTCGCAAGAAGTTCGTCGAAGATTTGAAGTTCGCCAATGGCGACGCCGACAACGGCTGGCAATGGCCCGATGCGATCCGCAACACGCGCGAAGGCGATCAGCGGCCGTGCCTGACGATCAACAAGACGCGTCAGCACAACCTGCAGATTATCAACGATGCGAAGCAGAACAAGCCGTCGGTCAAAACACTCCCTGTCGACGGTGATGCGGATATTGAGATTGCGAAGATTCTCGATGGCATTGTTCGTCATATCGAGTACAACAGCCACGCTGAAATCGTCTACGACACGGCGACAGAGTTTGCGGTGCAGGCTGGCCTCGGCTATTGGCGCGTCGTCTGTGAATACGCTCACGACGGCTCGTTCGATCAGGAAATCTTCCTGCGCCGCGTCAAGAACCCGCTGACGGTCTACACCGACCCGGATATTGAGTCGGCCGACGGCTCGGATATGAAGTTCGCCTTCGTGTTCGAGCAAATGAGCAAGACCGAATTCGAGGCGACCTATCCGGGCGAGGACGCGCAAAGCGTCGTTTTCGGTGACGATTCGACCGGCGACGACTGGATCGGCAAGGACAAGATCCGCGTTTGTGAGTATTTCCGCAAGACGCACAAGACCGACACGCTTATCAATCATCCGATCAACGGTCCGATGATGCTGTCGGAAGTCGAGGACCCGGAAGAACGCAAGATCATCGAGAACGATCCGAGCGTGCAGAAGCGCCCGGTCAGCCAGCCGCAAATCACCTGGTATCTGATCGCCGGCGACAAGATCATCGACGAAAAGCCGTGGGCGGGGCGTTACATCCCGATAGTGCGCGTCATCGGCGAGGAAATCGTTATCGACGGCAAGGTAGAGCGCAAAGGCCACACGCGCAACCAGAAAGACGCGCAGCGCATGTACAACTACATGTCGAGCGCTAACGTCGAATACATCGCGCTTCAGACGAAAACGCCATTCGTCGGCCCGGCCGCAGCCTTCGAGGGATTCGAAAGCGAATGGGCGAACGCGAACAAAGACAACCTGCCGTATCTGCCCTACAACGCCTACGACGAGTCGGGGCAGCCTATCGATCGTCCGCAGCGCGAGCAACCGCCTGTAGGGGCTTCTGCGTACCTGCAAGGCATGCAGACGGCGCAGCAAGAACTGATGATGACGACCGGCCAATATCAGGAGCAGTTCGGCCAGCAGTCGAACGCTCAGGCAGGCGTCGCCATTCAGGCGCGGCAACGGCAGGGCGACCGTGCAACGTATCACTTCATCGACAACGTTGCTCGAGCAATTCGCTACACCGGCCGCATCCTGATTGACCTTATCCCGAAGATTTACGACACGCAGCGCGTGATCCGCATCATCGGCGAGGACGGCACGGAGACATTTGCGCAGTTCAACCCGGATCAGCAACACCCGGTCGGATTGCCTGACGGACAGCCGGCGCCGCCTGAGAGCGAGCGCGATCACCTGAAGGACGTCGCGCTGATCTACAACCCTGGCATCGGCCGCTATGACGTGACGGTCGAAGTCGGCCCGAACTACGAGACGCGCAGGCAGGAAGCGTTCAACGCGCTCACGCAGATCATGAGCCAGGATCAGGAACTGATGAAGGTTGCCGGCGACCTGCTGTTCAAGGCTGCTGACTTCCCGATGGCTGATGAAGTGGCTGAACGTCTGCATCGCACGATCTCTCCGGCGATCTTGGGCGAAGGTCCGAGCCCGCAAGAGCAGGACATGCAGCAGAAGATGCAGCAGATGGGCCAGATGATCGAGCACTTGACGCAGGAACTGCAGAACGCGAAGCAGGGCAGTGATGCGCAGGAAATCAGCATCAAAGCCTACGACAGCGAAACCAAGCGCCTGCAAGCGCTCGGCCAGCCGCTCGATCCTCAAGTCGTGGCGCACGTCGCAACGCAAGTCGTCATGCAGATGATGCAGACCGGCTCGCCGGAAGGTGCGCCGCAAGGCGAACCACCGCCTGACCCATCGCAGCAGATGCAACAACAACCGAGCCCGCCTAGTGCGGGTTTTTCTTTGCCCGCTCAATAAGGAACAAGAATGCCCGGCTACATCGGAATTTTGCAGGACGCGTCGAACGCGACGCCCGTAAGCACGCTGTTCGTCATCCGCCAAACCCTCACGCCCGCATCGGTCGGCGCCAACACCAGCGCTGAGCAGACGTTCGCCGTCCCCGGCTTGCAGCTCGGCGACTCGATCGACATCAACAAGGCGTCGCACCAGACCGGCCTGTCGATCGGCAACGTGCGCGTGTCCGCGGCAAACACGCTGGCGATCCAGTTCGTGAACACGACCGGCAGCCCGATTGTGCCGACGGCAGAGCAATACATCATCGGCGGCCAGCGCTAAACCGAATTCGCATTAACCACCGTACCGGCGCGGCATCACCGGGCTAAATCCTTGGACTCGTCCATGCAAATCGAAGAAAACGCAGCACCGCAACAAGAAAACGTCACGCCTACGGAGCAGGAACAGGCGCAACAGCCCGCAGAAGTAAGCACGGAACCGGGCGCCGAGCAAACCGCAGCAGCAGCCGAGCAGCCGCAGCAGGAAAAGCCCAAAAGTGATTGGGTCCAACGGCGCATCGACCAGCTCACGCGTGAGAAACACGAGGCACTTCGACGCGCAGCAGACGCCGAAGCGCGGTACAGCCAGGGGCAACCGCAAACCGAGCAGCAGCCCGGCCAGCAGATGACGCCTGACCAGATCCGCGCCGAGGCGAAGAAGCTCATTCAGCAGGAAAAGTTCGACGCCGACTGCAACAAGGTTTTCGAGTCTGGCGCGACTGAGTACGGCCGCGAATGGGATTCGTCGCTGCGCACGTTCCAGATGCTGGGCGGCGCCCCCGCTGAGTTTTTGGAAGCCGTCACGGCGATGGATCACGGCCACAAGGTGCTTCACGCACTCGGCCAAGACCCCGAAGCCGCTGAACGTCTGCTGTCTCTCCCCCCGTTGCGCATGGCGCTTGAACTGGCCCGCCTTGAGGCGAAGGTCGGTCAGGCATCCCCTCCGAAACAAGTTTCCAAGGCGCCCGCGCCGATCACACCGGTTGGCGGCAAATCCGCACCGGTTGAACCGGCCGAATTCGGCTCGACGGCTGAATACATCGCTTGGAAGAAACGAAACAAAGGCTGACACTTAAATGGCAAATACGCTTCTTACCCCGACCAAGATTCTCGACGAATCGCTGATGATCTTGGAGAACAACCTGACGTTCTCGTCGCGCATCAACCGCGAATACAGCAAGGAATTCGCTGTCAGCGGCGCGAAGATCGGCTCGACAGTCAACGCACGTAAGCCGAACCGCTTCGTCGGTACGACCGGCCCGGCACTGAACCTCGAAAACGTGAACGAAACTTCGGTTCCGATCACGCTGACGACTCAGTTTCACGTTGACTTCACGTTCAGCTCGCAAGAACTGACGCTGGTTGTCGACGAATTCGCCGATCGCTACATCAAGCCGGCAATGGCGACGATCGCCAACAA